ACATCGTGCTGGTAACAGTACCGGTGTCGCCAGTGGTGACTACCGTGCCAGTCACATTTGGCAGCGTTATGGTCCGATCCGCCGTTGGATCCACTACCGCCAACGTAGTTTCAAAAGCATTTGCTGTGCTGCCTTCAAAGCTCAAACTACCAGCAGTGCCAATTTCTAGATTGCCAGTTATTGTGCCGCCCGTTAAAGCAAGCTTTTCGCTGTCTAATTCTTGCAATGCAGACTGGACATTAGAGCTTGCAATGTTTCCGGCAGGTACAACTTGAACATTACTTGCAAGTTGAGCTGTTACCGTATCAGATACATCAAGCAACACCCAGTTGCTGCCAGTTGATAGCAAAATATCAGGCGGCGATAATGCAACGATAGGAGCTGGTGCTGTTCCGGTGCCCGGTTGGTCAACTACCACGTAATTTGATTTATTTGCTGCAACGGCACTGGGCAACGCAGCGCCAACAACTAGGCCAATTGCTGTACCTTCAACAGTGACTGATGTGATTAAATTTGTACCTGCATCATATGTGCCGGAAAATACAACCTGCCCATAGCTTACGCCAATTGGTTGATATACGTTACCGTCCCACATGAATAGGGTGCGGTCTAGCGGGTTGAAAAATAATTGCGATATATAATCCGCTGTTGGTGTTGAGTCAGCAATTTTTGCAGTTGCATAATTTGCAAATTTACTACCTGCAATGGTATTGGTCCCAAAGCGGGCGGCATCAAATGTGCCTGATGTGATTTGCGATGTAGGCAAACTAGGAATGTCGCCAGCAACTAAAGTGCTGCCTGCAGTTGCAATGCCCTTAGAGTTAACCGTGATCTTTGTGTACTGACCGGCGCTTAGCCCACCTTGAGTCGCAAGCGATATGGTGCCAGTAGATACAGCAAAATCAGACCCAGCAATCACGCCACCTAGAACGCTGTTGGTTGCAGCGCTTAGGCTCAAAATGCCACTGCCGTCTACGGTTAGGCCGGTGCCAGGCCGAGTGCCGCCAATGACGCTGCTGGTGGCAACCGGCAAATCCGCCCCAGCAAGCGCGACCGCGCCGGTGATGTGGCCCTGTGCGTTATAGGTAAATCCGCTGGTCGTGCCAGCGGTAATGCTGCTGCTGTGGTTTAGCACTCCACCGCCGGTCACGGATAGGCCGGTGCCGGGCGACATAACGCCAACAGTGCCACTGACCGCAATCGGTAAGTCTGCTGCTGCGACTGACGTGCCAGCAGTTACATGCCCTTTGGCGTCTACTGTCAGCTTGGTATAGGTGCCTGCGGTTACGCCGCTGGTGGCGTGTTCTAATGAGCCGGTGCTGCCATTGCGGACAATCGGGCTAGTTGGCGCGACCAGCCCTAGGTTGCCGCTGGATACCGCTAGGCCGCCGGTGGCAGGAATCGTGCTGGTGTTGAGCTTGGTGGCTGTTACCGTGCCATCGGTCAGGTTGGTGCCGCTGATGCCGCTGAGGTTAACCTTGGCATTAGGGATCGAGGCGTCATCGATCAGCGTGACGGCCTTTTGCGTAAAATCCTTAGCCGTTATTTTCTTGGTTTCGCTTGCGCTAAGGTCGGCAACTGCCAGTGGATCAGTGGCAGTTAAGTCAGCCGATGCCAGTGCTGCTAGTTCTGTAATCCGAAGATCAGCCATTTTTTTGCTCCAGCAGCAGGGTGCCGTTACCGTCCTCAAGTTTCAGTTTAGCACCGTCCTGCTTGAGAAGGTAGTCGGAAGGCGGGTCTGTAATTATTTTGAGACGAATTTCACCGGTGCAAATAAAGTTAAAAACAGAGCTTACAATTTGCCCGGGATCAAATGCAACGCTTGCTTGCGTAATTATGCCATCAATTTCAAACCATACTTCATCGTTGCTTGCACCTGCGCCTTGCCCCTTACCATTAGAAATTAAAAATAACTTAGCTTGAAATTCAGCGCCAAATTGTTGACGCAAGATTAAAGCATGCATATATGACGCAAGCTCAACATAGCCAGCGGCGCCAGGATAAGAGGATGTTTGGCTGTAACGGTAATCAAAAATGCACGACATTTGGCCGCTGCCCGTAATCATTGTTCCGTAATTGTTGCGAAATTCGTCACCCAATGATGACGTATCAACTGTTTCCCTATCTGTTGATATTTCATATCGCTCAAGATTGCCAACAACTCTTGGAATTTTATTAAATACAGTAGCCGTAATTGGAATATTTCTTGCAATTGACGATAATGAAATTGATCCAGCAATTTCGCCTGCCACTGCATCATCAAAGGTGTTATATAATCGAATGCTGCCTAAGCCATCAACATTTACAAACCAATTGCCATCACTATAACGAACGCCACTGCTCCAGCCAGTTGTTGCCACAAAATCAAGGGTAGTTCCATCAGTCGTTTTAAACGTTACATAATCACCAGTCAGTAACGAGCCAATTGGAAATTCAAAACTAAACCGTGATCTAGATATATTTATATCAGATGGGTTCACAGTTGCCGCCAAGCCATCGGCAATGCTAGTTCTGGTTAGCTGAATTAAGCCTGCAGTGCCAAGATAAATTGCCATTACAGCGTTACCCCAGTTAGTGCTCCGGTAAATTGAAATTGGATTGTGGCTTGCATTACTTCGCCAACTGAACAGCTCAATTCGCCGCTGGTTATAATCACGTTGCCTTGTACGTATTTATTGCCCCAACCAAGCTTAATTGCAACAGCGGATTCAGAAACAGCACTGGTGCTAACAATTCGCTCCAATAATGTTTTAGGCGCATCGTCATAATAAAAGATAGTCGCACTGCCGCTAAATTGCCGTAACCCAGGCGCATAAGAGCGGTCAGAATCGCTGATCGCCGTGGTTTCCAGCGCATCAACGCTGGACGAAAAACTCCAGTTGCTAACCTTGGCAACGCTGCTGCCGTTATAGGTCAGAGTGCCATCCTTGCCGCTGTAGTAGGTCATGAGTCAAGCACTCCAGTTAATTTTACCGTAACCGACATGCGGCCAGGCTTAATGCTGTCAAACTGCGGTGGCTCGGCGTAGCGGTAGCGCAAACCCCACGGCGCAGCAGAAAATCGGTTGTTTGTGCTGAGCGGTGTGGTGCCGTCGTGGAATCCAGGGTTACCCTGCTGCGTTAGCGATGCGCGGTCAACGCCAAAAACCCCCAGCGTTCCACGGCAGTCATGGTAATGGTCATGGATTAATGCTGCATTTGCGTCGGTGATATTGCTAAACGTAAAACTTAGTTCAGTGCCTACGCGGCGGTTGCCATATTGGACGCGCACCTCGGCGCCATTCTGAGACCGAAACGACGAGCCGGGGTAATCGCCAACCGTCAGCGATCTGCTGGTGGCAGCGATATTGGGAAAAAGTGGCCCGGTGTAGCTCATTGCTCGTTCTCAATCTCAAATAAACTTTCGTCCAAATTTAAGTAGACTATTTTGCCGATGTCAGTCACTGGAACGTGGGTGCCGGTAATCTCCACCATGCCTTCCTCATCATAGGAGATTAGCTCCGCCTTATACACCCGCGCACTCCGGGCATCTGAGTAGACGGTAAAGACCGCACCAGCAAACTTGTTATCCGTTGCGTAACCGTTGCCGTCTACGGTCAACGTGCCAAGCAAAACTTCGGCAGTGCCAGGCCGCCACCAATAAACGGAATTAGAGCCGGTGATTTCAGTGCTGGTTACTACACGGCCATCATCCAGCACATAGCCGTTTTGGAATTGATCAACATGCCGCGCTTGACTGGCAAGCTTGAAGTAGGCGCCAGGCGCTAGGGCTAGCCCTTCGGGGAATGTCTTAAATGTGACTGTATGCGTTACATAGCGCCGGGTTTGGATCAGAAGCTTGGCAAAATTAACTGCATGGCGAGCGCTAGTGCAGAAGCCGGTAAAATCAACCGCTTCTACTGGTGCTGAGGCGGAATCCGGCACGTCCAGTCGAACCAGAATATTGCGGGTTTCAGCGAAGCCGTTTTCAACTTCATCTCTAACAGTCACAAGCACCTGCGGGGCTGTGCGTTGCTCTGATGGATACCAGCTAACTTGCAGCGAATCTTCAACGATGTTGCCGTCGGTAAACAAAGCAGAAATACGCGGCAACCGGTCATACGCACCAGCCAATGAATAACCGGCTAGCCCTTGGGTTGGATCGACTGGAAATGTAGGTTGCAGCGAAACCTTGCCGCCCAGTATCAAGAAATCTAAGAAGAAATAGGGCGCTGTCTCGTATGCCCATTCGCGGACGTTAACCGGCGATGCAATTACGCCATCCCAGAACCAATTATTAGCTATGCAGGTCTTGCAAGCTTCCTGGAAACCAGGCCAGTCGATCATTGCCTCTGGAACCAGCTTTGACGCACCAGTCAGCGGGGACCGCAGCAAGCTGCGTAGGATTTCCGGGAATAGGTGTGACGGTCCGGCGGGCAGTGTTGAAGGACTATATCCGTTGGTGTCTCCTGTGTTTGGATCGACCATCCGAACAACTTCGCGGCCTTGCTTGGCGTAATAGGTAAGATTGTTAAAGTCGTTCCATTCTTTGCCGCTTCGCAACTGCAGGCCGATCATGGCCATGCGGTCGTATTGCGGAGCAAATTCTTCAGGACCAAATTGCCCATTTTTGTAATTGCGACGTTGCTCGTTTACATATGCGATTTGATGCTCAGGCCCATTTTGGTGGCTGCCTTCCTGCTGGTCGTATAAGTAAACGTCGGTGATTGCGTCAAAATCTTCTGCAATGCGTGTAGCAGCGTTGGCCGTAAAAATTGAGCCAACACGAATCGCCGGAAGCGATATGGGCGCCCCAGCAACTTGCACCGCATCGCCTACTCTGTAGCCTGATCCGCCACTGGCTACAGCGACAGTTGCGGTATAAATTGTTTGCTGGGTAACCGTTACGTTTATTGATGCTTGCACCGTTCCGTTGGATGGCGTCGCGGAATTTGATGGCTTATTAACTACATACTTGCCAGGCGCCAAATCCATTTGAGCGCTAGTGCTAACAATGGTGACAATTGATCCAGCAAGATTGGCATTGCGCCACATATATGGAAGGCCAGTGTAACCTTGACCAAAGTCGTCTAGATTTTCGGATCTTAGTGTCATCCTTACTGTAACTGTGTAAGGATTGCCCCAAGGATCACGCGACGACTCATGTTGGAATACAACGTCGCCGGTGACTGCCTCGCCTAGCCCTGACGGCGGAGAAAACCCCATTACATCTTGGTGCAACCATCTGGTGGAAAATCCAGTAATTACTGCCCCCACTGGATCTTCCGTTACGTTTGCGCTGGAATATACGCTCAACGTTAAGCCCGAGCCAGAGCCGCCAGTTGTGCTAAATGTTGTGGCATTAAGTGATCCGCTGGTTATATATTGAACAGCTTGCAAGCCATCGACAACACCAAGCACTGGTTTGCCGCCAAAAAACATAACGCTATTGGTTGCAGATGCTTGCGTTATTTGTTCTCTGTATCCAACATAATTAACTGTAATTTCACCAAGTTGTGGGCTGCTTATTGTGTGAGTAACTGAGCCGCCGGATCTCGCATCTAATACGCAAACTGGACTGCCGACTGGGTAGTTATATGCTAAATAAGCGCCGCCGGATACAGGCCTAAATCTGATTTCATATTGAATATTGGTGTTTGGAAATCTAATGCGTACAAAATTAAACTGGTCTATTGGTGTGCGGCCTTTTACGCAGAATGGCGCGCCAGTTTGTGGGTCTAGCGTGATCCATTCTGTAGTGCCTTTTTCTCGCACTTGGATCCTGAAGAACGAATAACGCAAGCCATAATCGCTGTAAGAACCGACATTAAAAGTACCGCCGCCGCCTTCGAGCGCTACCAATGTACCTTCATCTGGCACACTTGAAAAATTAGCAATACCACTAAAACGTTTCCAAACTTGTGATTTAATCCCAATCTCAACTTGATCTAGCTTGCGGGTTGTTGTGATATGGCCGATAGCCGCCTTACAAATTGTTGGGCCTAACCAGCTATTGATGCGAGCGCCTAAACTTCCACCGCGAAAATCTGGGTTATGAATTGCAATCTCTTCGGATACGATGCGCGTGGTGCCATCCCTAGTGACTTTGAAATAATAAACTTTCCTGGT